AGTTGTTTTGTTTCGGGATTTACTCTATATCCATTACATTCTGCAAAGTCTTGAGCATATGCACCATAAGGTAATTCGATATGGTCAAATGTATTTCTATTTCTTTCTGATAAAACTTTATATGAAGCAATATCTTCTTCTACAGTAGTTTGCACTACATAGCCGATTTTTTCACCTGTGTCAACTAAAATATTTCCTGTTGCAACTTCAAAATATAATCTGCGACCAATTTTATTAATCATATTTATCCTCCTTATTCAAAAGCCCACCAAGTAACTTTATTTCTTGAAGGTGTAGAACTACCATACCTGTAGGATAAATAAACCCATTAGATTGAATCTGTATGCGGGCTTCATATGTTAAATTACTGCCTATTTTCACAACGCCATCTCCTTTCGCAATTGTTTTCAACTAAATAAATAGGCAGTTCCGCTGACCGATAGCATATCAAAACTTGACCCATCACCGCCAACATATACATCACATCCATTGTCAGTGACATCTTGCAGGTATAGTCGCAGACCCGAAACATTATAAGAAACTGAATAGTGAGTTGTCCCGTAAGTCGTCACGGTGACACCGCGAGATCCGCCATGATATGAACCGCCCACCGCGTAGTTACCTGTATGTCTAAAGATACAAATAGAAGGTCTAAACCCTAAACCGGTTATTGGTATTACTGACCCTTTACTGTACCCGGGAACCGAAACGACCGCCCACTTTTTCCCTGTATTCACATCCGCAATTTTATCGGCTAATGCTTGTAACGCTTCCGTTCCGCTTGCTGAAACGCCTTTATTAGATAGGTTTGTCGCCATTGTGTTTTTAGCATTCTGAATATGTGTTACTAACTGACTGAATGTGTCGCCTGCTGTTGCTGGACTTCCAACGACGGTGGCGACACCTGTTTTCCCGTCATTGGCAAACGTAAAAAGTTCATCAAGAACCTGATCTAACTTGGTTCCAGCGAATCGGTTATTCGGGTCCGTGATAATAACATTACTATCTTTTGTTACTGGGAAAAGATTATCCCATCCTGTATTACTTGCGTTTCGCTGTGTCATTTGAATATTTTTATCTGCCATTATTTCTATACCTCCTTATACCAAAAGTCTCCTGGGCTTGGATTAGATGGAGCTGTAGGACTAGTCGTTATTTTCACACCACCTCCTGCACCGATGTCGTTTTGAAGCTGACTTAGTTTTGTTGGAATTTGTGAAGTGGTCGCGTACCCAACATCATTATTGAGCTGGCTTAAATTTGTGAGATTTCCTCTGTGCCAGATATCAAATCCGTTGAATTTTAGTTCTATACCAAAAAATTTCAACTCATCCCACTCCCTCCTATCCTATGACGACAACTCTATACTGATTGGAAGATGGTGCTGTAGCAAATAACAACTTGATATTATTAGTGTCCGTGATTTGGACATCGGCAAAAACCACATTATATGGGCTTGCATTTTCACGAACAGTCACAACCACATCCTGTGTGTTTAGATTGTGCGTAAGCGTGAATGTCGTTGTTGTGCCGTCCCCGATAGTAGCTGCATATTTTTTTGTCCGTAAAGCAAGTTGATTCAAAATCGTTGTTGCAAAATTCGGATCGTTCCCAAGTGCCGCCGCAAGTTCTTGCAGTGTATCTAGCGTACTAGGAGCGTTGTTAATCAAACTTGCAATCTTTGTGTCGGTATAAGCTTTTGCGTTGGCTTCGGCTGTATTTGCTTTTGCTTGCGCTCCGCTTGGTGTTTCCGCTCCAACGTCTGATGCAGTAAGTGAAACAGCTCCTGTTTTTCCGTTTACGCTAGTGACTGGAACCGTTGCCGCAATCGTTATTTTGTCGTTTGTAGCATCTGGAGTAAGAGAAATATTCGCTCCTGCCACTAATTCAAGAGTATCTGTTTTTGAATCAGCCGCAATAGTAGTAGCACCAACTTTCACGTTGGCAAATGTATTTTGATTGACTTCTGCACCCGCAGCGATTCCGTTCAATTTTGCTAAAGCGTCCTTGGGCATCAAACCATCACTTGTCGGCGTTGCTAATGGAATCGGATCAGCTCCGCCCGTCAAATGCTCATTCGCATGAATCGGAAACGGGTGCCAATTGATTACTTCGTAGTATTCGAACATGACCTCACTGCCTTCTGGAAGACCAGCTGGCAAAGTCACACTTGTAGGAGAAGATTCTATAAGCGCTGCATCATCTTGCTTATCACCATTTAAAAACCAAGTGATGGCTCCCGTTCCTGGTTTATACGTACCTTTTGTGAGATTGAAAACCGTTTGACCTGCCGCAACCGTGAACCGTTCCTGCTTTCGGATGAAGGAAGCAGGATTGTCATTGGCGTTTAGAGTCCCGTCAGGTAAGATTGTTAGGTTCGCCCCTACTTTGATTCCACCTAGCGTCGTAGCGCTTGCAATTGGCGGAGTAAATTCAGTCGGTTTTCCTGTGATAGCAGACCAATCTATTGTGTCTTGTCCGCCCATCTGCGTCCATGTATTAGGCGCTGTATCTTTCCAGATTTTCTTTGTGTCCGTCGAAAAATATATCATTCCACTACCTGTTGCAGCCGGACGATCAGCTTCTAACCCTTGTCTGATTTCAGGGAGACCGACAAGTTTATTCTTTTCCGCTGTTGTATATGCTGCTTCAATCGCATCAAGGACAGCTTTATTTGCGTGACTGTGACGTTTACTGATTGCATCATTGGCGTTAGTAGAAAGATTATCGTCATCAATCTTTAAAGACGAAGCATTGAGTAAAGATATGATTGAGTCACCTGTCAAAACTTGCCCGAGATCAACCCATCCAGATCCGTTGTAGCCATAGAACTTTTTATCTGTGCTATTAAAATAAATTTGTCCTGCCACCGGATTCGATGGGGCAGTTGCAAGGTTCTGAATACGGGCGTTCTGTATCTCATTTTTCGACAAATCCAAATTCGTTAAGAACTTCAATTCTCCTCACCCCCTAAATTAAAATAGCCTTTCCTGCAAATGCTGCGGAAAAGCTTATTTCAGTCGTATTTAACGATGTATGCTTTATATCTCCTACTACCACGTTTCCCGAGCTGTCCGTTACCGTGACAGTAGGATATTTATTCAAATTATGAGTGATGACCCACAGACTACTAGGCGTGAGCTGCTCATGAATAAATGATTGTGCCGCAGGAATATCATCCGCAGTGATATACCCGGCGTCGTTTTCAAGTTCTGAAAGCTTTGTTGGAACGTTTGTTTTAATCGGTTTTTCAACCATAGGAACATCGATTGTCTTTTTGATACGTTCGATCAAAGTCGGCATAGTATTCCCGAACGTCGCTTCGAGACGAAATCCACCAGGCTCATAGATTTCCTTGACTTCTGTGATCGGCGTATCTAATGTAATTCCCCATTTTTTGTCTTGCACAGTTACGATGTCGCCCAAATCCCAATCCTTTTCATAAACAAACGGACCATATGTGAGGATTTCTGATTCAAAGCTCAATATTTTTTGCATTTCCTGTAGTTTTTGTTGCCCCCGCACAGTGAGATTTTCCCCATCTTCAATGTCACGGGCATCAATAAATGTCTCAATTCGGGATATGCCCGATGCGTCACCTACTTCAACAACTGCACGATCCTCGCCTTCGCCTTGGCCGCCGATATAACCGTAATTTTTATAGCTCACACTGCTTTCTGTGAACGTTTGATTCTTAATGTTGTCAAAATCTATAGAAAAAATCACAGGCGGTAATTCGCTCTGTGACGCAGTGAGATTTCTAGGTTCATAGACTTCAAAAACCCATTTTTGTTGTTGCAAGTCCAAAAAAACATCCCATCCAATTCCGGCAGAAAATGAAATAGACTCCAGCTCGTCAACAAGATTTTTAAATCGTGATTGCCAATCGACAATAGCGCCTCGTTGCAAATCATCAGCAATGATAAGATTAGGAATGATTCGGTTGGGATCAACTGGCTCAACAGCATTCTGACGGACGTAATGTTTAAGGGCAGTTTCAGCATTAGCCTTTATCTTGTCGTATGCTTGCCCGACTGGCGGAACTGTGATGCGTCGGCTAAGTATTCCTTGTAGTGTATACCCTTTAATCATTAACTGTTCCGTATTTTCCCTACTCAACTCTCGATGCCCAATGACTCCAACTTTACGCGGACTCAAAACAATGAGATTGTCTTCTTGCAACGTATCCGTCAGATTTTTGTTCGCGTTAATGTGTAATTCAAATTCTCCGGGCTTACGGAAACGACGGATGAATTGCAAGCTTTCATAATCATCTATCTCACCAAGAAATTGAAACGATGGTGTCAATATGCGAATCGGTTGCATGTCCGTCACCTACACTGTTTTAAGCCATATGTCACCAGCGATTGCATTAGAAGGCTCAACGCTACCTGTTAATAACCTAGCCCCGATTTGATTCTGAATACCGTTGAACCAGCTTTCCCAAGCCGCTTGATAGTCTTCTTTTTTCTCGTTCATTTCAGCCATCCATGCATTCCATTCATCCAAAAATTGTTCCGTTGGCACCGTGATAAGAGATGATACCAATCCTGCGACGTTGGGATCCAATCGCTCGTCCTTCACGCTCGAAATAGTTGTTTTCCCTGCTTCAATCCTTACTTGAGCTAAACTGATTTCATATACAATGTCATCGCGTTGAAGTGCTGGCGGTTGTGGATTCGTTGCCGGAGTTCCTTTTTTAACAAACGCCTTAATATACCTTGCATTTACACTTCTATCAAGGCGTAAAACAATGCGGTCAATCCGCGTATTTGTTGGATCCGCGGCTTCATGAGTAAAAATGATATCTTCTGTATTTCGATACATGTAACCCTCGATATAAGCTGAACCCGGTTCTAGTTTTGTTTGCATTCCTGATACATGCGATACTCTTAATGCTGGAACATTGTTCGTGTGATAAATTCCATTCGATAGAAATTGCTTAAAGTACGTTGCGAATTGCTCCATATCATACTTTCTATCGCCGTTAACACTATTAAAAAACGAATATTCTTCTGCCATATTCCCACCTCCCTACACGCTTAAATGACGATTGCACCATGTAATTTTTACTGCAGCTCGTTCATAGTCTGCGCCTGTCGAGTAATCAAGTAGGTTGTTCCCAGGTATAAGTTGAAAAAACGTGCTGTCCAGTGAAATATAGTGAAACGCGTTTACTTCAGTTCCGTCAGCTAGCACCTTTGTTACTCTCTTTTGGCCAAAAGCAGTACTAATTTCTAACCGTTCCCCAGGCAAAAGACTTTGATTTACCTCGATAAATTCGCCTGTTGTCACATTAATAATCCGAATCGGAGCTGTTGCAGGACCGTGAAAGGTCACGAAAATGGGCGTTTCTACATCTCCATCATTAAATAGAATTTTTGCCTTATTAGCAGATTGCTGCGCAAAGAAAGTAGGCAACTCTAGAGGAAACTCCAGTCCTCCTTCCCAAACGACTAGCTGATCGACTTTTTCGTCTGTTAGCCAGAACGGAGAAGGGCATAGCAAATTGACAAGTGCCTTTTGGAATGTAGGCCCTCGATTTTCCTTCCCGCTCGGAAAAACCGGTACCCCATCGGGAACTGCTTCTATTTCACGAACAGTTTCGCTGTTCTCATACCGAAGCGTTCCGGGTCCAAGCTTAGGATTGAAGACAGAAGCAAGGTATTGACGCTTCTGTAATAGTGTCGATTTATCCGCTGCTAGAATCGCAATTTGCAAAGAGATAGCTCTTTCCTGCAAAACTGAATCAATATATGTGCTGCCATCTTGAAATGGGGCTTTCTGTGTTTGAATATCGGCGTCGACATCGCCAAGCCCATCGACACTTTGCAAAAGAAAAGGAGCTGACGATTTCAGCTCCACCGATTGACCTCTTGCATTTGTAAAGATAATTCGCTGCATATCATAGCCCCCATTCCATTGCGAGTTGACGGCTTACTTGACGAGTTTTACGCGCAACTTCAGATGGCGTTGGCGCGGTTGAGTGAAAATGGAAGTGATTTTCTATCTTTGCACCAGCCATTTTTGGGACATTGATCGTTGCAGTAGCAGGAATGCCAGCACTCGAATATCCCGTGACATTCGGCACCGTCGCCCGTGCCATTCGGTTCGTTGCAGAAACAACCGCATTGATGTTCCGTTCAATTCCTTCTGCAAGCCCTAGTGGAATCCATTTCCCGATGTCGTCGCGCATGACGCGAGATGGAGAGTTGATATCGAGTGCATCACGCAACGCATTTTTCACGGAATCAGCAATAGACTTCACCTTTTCCCAAAGTGCGCTAGCCATTGATGAAATACCGTTTATAAGTCCTTGTATGATGTTACGTCCTATTTCGCGTAAATCGATGTTAGCAAGAAATTGTTGCGCCGCATTCCACAGCTCAACAATTGTATTTTTTATTGAGTTCATCCACTCAGATACGGAATTCCACATACTTTTAAATCCGTTGACCACAGTCGTCTTAGCAACCTCGACAGCTGTTGAAAAAAACGATGTGATACCATTCCATATCGTAGTTATCGTGTTACTTACAGATGTAAACACAGTTGATGTGACCGACTTGATTGTTTCCCACGCCACGTTGACGTATCCTTTTATCGCTATCAGCGCGCCGTTGAATATCAACTTTATACCTTCCCATATGCTATTAAGTGCGTTTTTCAAGTTTTCGAAAATCGCTTTTGCATCATTTTTTAGCCCATCGAAGTCACCTGTCACAAAGTCAACGATGAGAAGGACGGAGCCGAGAAAGATGTTTTTAATGAACTCCCATACGCCGCTGAAATACTGCTTTAGCCCCTCAAAAATCATTTGTAAGCCATTTTTCATGCCATTGAACAAGTTAGTCACAACAGTAATAAAAGGATTGAGAATAGTAATCACAGCATCCTTTATCGCGTTCCATACGGTTGTTGTAACTTGTTTAATACTTTCCCATGTAGAGATAACAAACTCTCCTATTTGTATCCATGTCGTTTCAAAAAACTGCTTAATACCGTCAAGTGTTGAGTTGAACCACTCTCTGATACTACCCCATATTTCAATTGCTTTCGCTTTGATTGTGTCCCAATTTTGATAAATCGCTACGCCCGCTGCAACCAATGCAGCTACAGCTAAACCGATAGGTCCTGTCATAACAGCAAAAGCTGTTCTAATTGCTGCTAGGCCTGTTAAAATTCCAGGAAATACAGAAACAAGAGCTCCGAATCCCGTTACAGCGCTGCCTATTACAGCTAGAACTACACCAAAAGTAGCCACAATTCCCATCAGTGCCGCAACAACAGCTGTGCCGATAGCGACGAACTGCTGTGTTGCTGGCGAAAGGTTGTTGAACCAATCTACAAGTCCCTGTAGTGCTTTCACAAGTGCATCAATAGCTGGTGTTAACGCATTGCCTATCGTGATTTGTGCTGTTTCAAAAGCGCCCTTCAACTCCTCAATGCGACCTTTCAAGTTGTTCATCTTTTCTTCTGCTACCTGTGCCGCTGTTACCTTACTCATCTCGCTGTACATTTTCTTGATACCGTCAGCACCTTCTTTGTACAAGATGTTTGCTGCGCGGATAGCATCTGAACCAAACATTGTGTAGAGTGCGTTTTGTCTTTGTTCAGCATTCAACCCTTTTAAGGCGTTTTGTAAAATCCCGGCTATATCAGCCATTGACTTGATATTTCCGTTTGCATCGAAAAATGAGTTAGCGCCATCTTTCGTAATAATCCCAAGTTCTTTCATCATTCCTGCCGCCGCGTCCGATTTAGGTATGAGGTTGCTCAACATTGTCTTGAGCGACGTACCAGCATCTGAGCCTTTTAATCCGTTGTTCGCGAATAGAGCCAATGCTGTTGTTGTATCCTTGAAACTCAACCCAAGTCCTGCCGCTACAGCCGACACTTGCGATAGACCGTATTTCAATTCTTTTACGCTTGTCGCGGACGCATTCGCACCGCCAGCAAGAAGGTTTGCTGCGTCACTAACCGACAGAGAATCGGCTTTGAAAGCATTGAGCGCTGTTGACGCGATTTCTGCTGCCTCTGCTAAGTCTAATTCCCCAGCAGTCGCAAGAGAAAGCGCGCCTTCTAACCCTCCTTTCATGATATCCTCAAGCGACACGCCCGCTTTAATCAATTCTTCAATACCTTGCGCCGCTTCTAAACCGCTGTATTTTGTTTTTGCACCCATCTCAATTGCGAGATTTTTCAACTGTTCCATCTGTTGCCCTGTCGCGCCCGACACGGACTTAATCGACGACAATTGTGCTTCAAAATCCATTGATTTCTTTGTCGCAATCCCTAACGCTCCGCCGATCGCAAGCGTTGCCGCGCCAAACGACATTGCTAATTCTTGCCCAACCGCTTGCATACGTTGCCCAACCTCTTGCGCGCGTTGTCCGATTGCATTCAGCTTCTCTTGTAGCTGTCCCCATGTGCTTGCGTTTTGTTTAATTGCACCGTTCGTCTCGTCCAATCGGCTCTGTAAACTGCGCAATTGCCCTTCCGTCTTTTCAATCTCGCGTTGAAAAGCGCGATATTGCCCCTCGCTGATTTCACCGCGTTGGAATTGTTCATTGACTTGTTGTTGTACCGACTTCAAACGGTTTAGCTTCTCACTTGTGTTCTCAATTTGCTGGGCAAGTAACTGTTGTTTTTGAGCAAGTAAAGTCGTGTTCGACGGGTCAAATTTCAATAGACGTTCGACCTGTCTCAATTCTTGCTGGATACTCTTGCTTTTTGATTCGACGTCAGAAAGGGCTTGACCAAGCCTTGTTGTGTCCGCTCCGATGACAACGTTAATCCCACGCACACTTTCCGCCATGTTCTCACCACCTTACGTAAAGAAAGCGTCAATCTCAGATTGCGTTGCGCGTTTCTTCTTGCCTTCTGTACTTTCTGTCAGTACGTCGACAAACTGCATGAGGTCACGCACTCTGAACTCGTTGATTTCGTTGAAAGAAAGACCAGCACGTTTCCCGACTACAAGTAGCTGTAAGTCGAGCCGCGCTGGTTGTATATCACTTTGTGTTTCCGCCGTTTCTTCCACTTCGACGAAAAAAGCCGTCTGTCGCCTCGTCCATGATCGCGCCCATCACTGTTGTGTCAGAAAAGTCAAAGGAATCAAGTTCAGCTACCCATGTTGTGAAGTCAGGGAACGGTTTGCCCACACCTTCATGCGCTTTTGCCATTGCCCATGCGATTTGAAGAAGAAGGACGCTATCGAATGTAGAGGGGTCATCTGCAAGGCTCTGCATTTTCATCATGTCGCCGATGAGGTCGCTATTGAATGCTTGTTTATAGTAGAGTAGGGCTAAAGGTGTCGCCTTTAACCCGATTTGTTTTTCACCAATCTGAATCGTTCTCATCTATTACGCCCCCGCTCCTGGTACTTTTACTGCGCTAAAGAAGCTGTTGTAAACCGTTGCGTTCGTGTCGTTCAACTCAAGCACACCACGCACCACGTTCTTGCCGTTGATTTCGATTGGTAAGATGCGAATGCTCAATTTTTCTGTGTTCGGCTCGATCGATTCAGCACGTGTTTTATGCTCTTTCGACGGACGACTCGCTTTGCATCGGTAGTACACAAAACGGCGGTTTTTCTTGTCACCAAGCACTTGACCAAGCAGCGCAAATTCGCGCGGTGTTCCGTCTGTCGTTTCAACAAGCATGCCATTGCTGTCAATTTCCCATCCAAGCAATTCCGCGAGCACGCTGTCAGGGATATTAGCCACTTCTAATTCTGCTGAATACCCGTTGTTGCTTGTGTAAGTGAAGTATGGACCGTTATCGGCGTAGAATGTCGTTTCCTCGCCCTCAGGTTCAGGCGTGAAGCTCACTGCACCAGGAATATGGATTGGCGTCTCCCACGCTGGTTGTGTTGCGTTGTCCTCATCTAAAAATGCAATGTGAACTTTCTCAAGACCAAATGTGACTTTATTTGCACTCATGTTATCATCCTCCTAAAATTTGAATCTCGTAAATAATCTGAAACAGCTTTTCGCTGTCGAGATACGCTTCAAACTTACGATAGGGCAGGCCTAATTCTTTCAGCTTATCCTGCACTTTTTGTTCAGCTACAAGGTCTTTTTTCGCTGTGTAAAGTTCAATTTGAAAATCATCAATTGATACATAGTTGATATTGTCGGCAATCAGGTCATTCGAGTAGGCAAACTGATATGTGATAAAAGGCGGCGTGACCGGACTGGAAAACGAACTGTATGCGACAGGATAGCCGATGGATTTTAGGGCTTGATATAGCTCTGCCTGTGTCATCTTAACCACCGTTTTCGATTATTCTTTTCAGTTCGTCTGGCAACGCCGCACCGTACTTGTCGTATGCTGGTCGTAAGTGCGGACGCTCCTTCACCCGACCTTCTCCGTTTACTTTGGCGTGACCAAACTCCAACAAATGCACACGGCGATAGTGCTTCTTGTTCCAAATGATACGCCGTGTCACTCCGTACTCGTCATCTTTTGTGATTGTGAACGTCTTTGCATATTCACCCGTCCGTTTTGGCGCGAGAGATTGCGCTTCTTTTAATACTTTACGCGCTGTCTCATCGACCTTTTTATTAATACTTCTTTCCATGTCTTCTGTATACTCTCGAATCGCTTGTGTAAGCTCGTCCGCAAATCTGTCAATCGGGATATTAGCCATCTGCCGCCACCCTTTCGCATGTGATACGTGTTTTTTCACCACGCGTTTCCGTGCGCACAACGCGATATACGACGTCCTTATGCTTTAATCTTTCTTCGCCTTTATACTCGGATGAATATATTTCGAACGATTTGGAAGGACGTATACCAGTTGCCGCCGCATTGTAATATTCAGTTGACGATACAGAAAACTCGTTGGCAAATACTTTTCGCTCTGCGATCTGCTCCACTTGATTTCCGATTTCGTCTTCAGACATTTGCACAGACACCAAATATATCACTTCATGATGTCGCATTGTCATCCACCGCCCGATATTCGAACGAGAGGCTCAAGTGTTCTTTTAAACTCTCGTATGATGCCTGCAATCGTTCAGCGTCGGGATTGTCATACCCAAAATGCGCTTTGCAATAAGTGATGATCGCACGACGAATCAACGGATCGGTTTCGTCAATCACGTCCACGCCGCTTATTGATAAGTCACGCTTAGCTGCATCAATTAATCCTTGAATTTCCTCGTCAAAATCACTGATTGTTACACGCAACGCCAGCTTTACCGATTCCAACATAGCTATTCACCTAATTTCACGCTATGCGGAAGAAGAATAATCTTTACGCCACTTTGTTCTTCTTCAAATCGTAAACGTTTTGACAACTCGATATGTTCATCGAACGTCAATTGTCGTTTCGCTTGGAGTACAATTGTCTTTTCCGCTACTTCTTTGACAACCTCTACATCTTCGTTCGTCTTTTTCTTAATGGCCAACACCATTCACCTCCAAAAAGAAAAGACGGGAGCTATTCCCGTCTTAAACTTGAACTTTCTTACGGATATAAGCAAATGCTTTTGTTGACATGACATCACCGTCAACAATTGCATAGCTCATGTAATCTGTGTAGCGTTGTTTAACATGATCTTCTGTGTAAATCGTCATGTTTTCGTTGACGTTCATGGCGTAACCGCGCGCAACGTTACCAAATAAGATAGCGTCATCAGCGACTGAATCTTCTTCTTTGACTGGTAAACCGAAGATACGTCCAACGCCACCGTCTGTCGTTACATCCGGGATGAATAATGGGCGGCCTTGTTTATCTTTGATGAGCGCTAACTTATTCCAAATAGTTGTACTCTTTGCGTAAATAACTGCGCCATTTTTGTAAGTAGATTTGATTAATCCCATAGCTTTTGCAAGTTTGTCATAATCTAAAACATCGGTGTCATCGTATTCGATAATTTGTGGAGTTCCTTGTTCTGCCACAAGCGCAGTCACAATTCCTTTCGGTTGTGGCTTAAATGTATCGCCTGTTCCCGGTTTTCCTAGACCACTAACGATCGCTTTCGCTAATGCAGCACCCATTTTTTCAGCAAGTAATGTCTGAATGTAAGGAATAAATGCATCGATAGACATTTTGCGAAGTTTCCAGCTGATCGGAATGGACTTCGCAAGTTCGCACCCTGTTAAGTTCAATTCACCGAACCCAAAACCGCTGTCTGCAACTTCCGTTTTTTCGTCGTACCATTGCGCGTCATCGCCAGCGTTCGTTTCCTTGATGATCGTCAAGTCACCTGGCACAAAAGTCATACGAACATCGCCAAGAATCGGGAATAGCTCACCAGCTTCGCGCCAAATACCTTCACGAACACTTTCGGGAATAATCACTGCGTGTGTCGCCGCTGTTTGTACAGCATTACGAATATCAGCATTAAACTTGTCAAACACCACTTTTTCCTGTTCAGCAAGTGGTTGGCCCATCATTTCCTTCGCCCATGCGTACAGATACAATTCTTTTTCATCTTTTGCTGTGAGCAGCTTTGCGGATGCGACAACTTCACCTTCCTCGATTGTCATGTTTAAAACCGTTTCGTCCACTGTTGTCTTTGTTTTCAACGCATTCATATTAGCTTGCGCTTTCGCAAATGCTTCAAACTGCTCGTCTAGGTCTTGGATTTCTTTTTCTTTTGCTTTGTAATCCTCTAATTTACCTTCATTTAACGCTTTTTCAGCTGCATCTAATAATGATTTACGCTTTGCAAGATACTCTTTTTTATTCATCGATCATTCCTCCTTTTAGTTTTAAAAAATTAAGCCTTGCTCGATATTCAGCAAGACTTTGTTCGTGTACCCTGTTCATTTGTTCTTTTAGTATTTTTGGGGCGTTTGTAAATTTGTTCAACATCTCACCGCTATACGCTACCGCTTCAATCGCTTGTCCTACCTCAACATTGAAATATTTGGCGGCTTCTTCCCCGGTCATCCATGTCTCATTTGCTACCATTTCCTTAATAGTTTCAATATCCACTCCATCGACGAGATGTTCCTTGTAGACATTTAAAATACCTTCTTCCAGCTTATCGAGCATGTCGGCGATTTCACGGAAATCATTCGCATTACCGTACGCGCTTGTCCACGGCTTATGAATCATAAAATAAGCGTTCGCAGGAATAATCACCTTATCCCCAGCCAACGCAATAACAGACGCAATGGAAGCAGCCACACCGTCGACATATACGGTCTTATATCCTTCATGTCGTTTCAACATGTTGTAAATGGCCATACCTGCGAATACAGCCCCTCCGCCACTATTGATATAAATATTGAGGTTTTTTCCTTTCGCTTCATTCAAAAAATCGCGAACGGAACTAGGATATTGATCTGTATCATCCCATGCTCCCCACCAACTGGAAACAATGTCGCCGTAAAAATACAAATCAGCGCTTGTTTCAGTGAAGTTTTTAACTTGTAGCAGGTTGACGAGATTGTCTTTTCCTTTAACCTTCATTCTCGGTTTCACCTCCTTCCGTTGTGGATATAGCTGCGGTATCTAAGCGACGGATTGGGACGTCGCCTCCTTCAATTGGTCCCATGTTCAAGATTTGTCTCCATTCATTAGGCGTCATTGCGCCACGGTCAACCATCTGTACAAGCGACAATTTCGTCTGCATACTCGCATATTGTAGATTCGATGCCTCGAAAATAATCTTGTTTCCAAAACTACGTTCTTTACGGTTGAACAACTTCCGTGTGAACTCATAACTCATCTGAATAGCAATCGGTTCAATCGTTGCCTCGTAATAAGATACCCATTCGTCTTCTGTAAACTTCGACTGCACGATATTTTCGTTCGTATTAAAAAAGCTATATACCCGTTGTAGCGTCTTGTTCATTTGCTTATCATCGGGTACATAGCTCTGTGGCTTCACTTGTTCAATATCATATTTCGCATCAGCTGCCGCCGCTCCGCCAGCTTCACTGTCAATTGACAGATAGTTACGAACGAACTCATCAACGTTCTTTTTTATGTCCTCAGGCCGCAACACTTGTTTGAATTTTAACAACCATTTGATGACGTTGCTGTTTCTGATCGCTTTCACAATTCCTTGGTCGGTCGTATTAATAATCTCCATTAGCGACGTAATCGCCTCGGCTGGACTGTCTCCAAAAATATCGTTCTGATGGAAATCTTGACGCAAATGAATGATATCGCGATAAGGAAACTGCATCATCTTTCCGTTTCTCAACATGAATTTTAAGTACAATTCACCCGACTTGTCGTAAACAGCCTCTACCGAAACACAAGGAATCGGATAAATTTGCGATGGATAACCAAATTGGTCACGGATAATCAAAGCAAAAGCGTTGTTATTCAGTAGCAATTGCGTAACCAGCTTCTCTTGTAACATCTGACCACTCATAAACGGGTTTGGTTCTTCAAGCAAGAACCTCATGTAAGGTTCAGGATTGATTTTTATGCCGTCAGGACCTTCTCTGACATGCTTAGCAACCAATTTCCCGATTGCGCGAGCTGTCGGGCGGATAGCTGAACGAACAATGTCCGACTTGTATAACTCACCATGCCACGAATAAAACCCGTTGCCACGTTCAGTGATTAACTCAAACTTCACTCCAGCTTGTTCGGGCGCTTTATTTTTAAACCACTTATTCCAAAAAGCCACGAACTCACCCCCTTTTAAATCATGTTTAGGTAGTCATTCAACTTCTGATCCAGCACGACGTATGCATCCAACATTGCTGACAAACCATCTACGCGACGCCGTTGATTTTTTCCTTTCGACGGTTGAATATTTCCGTTCTTGTCAATATCAATACTTGTGTTCGACAAACACCATTTTGTGATTGGATTGTTGTTATACACTATTTTTTTTGCCTCTAAATCCGCGCCAAGTTTTTTCATTGGTGCTGACAACGTCTTTTTACCTTGTATAACAGGTATCATCGACTCTTTTCCAAAGTATCCTTCCATTTCTTCCACCCAATATTTAGCCGACCATGAGTCGTATCCAATCCAAGGGAGATATACACCTTTTTCGTTCAATAACTCTAAGAACCATTCAGTCACGTATTTTGGATGAACACTATTTCCTGGACACGTCCGAAGTAAACCCTGTTCATGCCATATGTCATAAGGGATTTTATCTTCTTTGGCTCGTTGTTCCAAGAGGTCTTCTGGCAACCAATACATGTGTTCAAAGTATATTTTTTCACTACCAGGCACCATAAACAGCACACACGCTGCCGTCAAGTCGGTCGTGCTGGATAAATCAACTCCACCAATCGCGTATTTTGGACGAAGAACAGACATATCAAATACTTCTGTATTGTTCAATTGCTCAAATGTGAGCCACGCTTCGCTTGAAGTTTCGCGGATATTAAAGTCTTTCGTTAGCAGGTTCTTCACAAGCAACGGATTGGCTTTCGCTTTTTCCACTTTCCGTTTCAGCTCGTCGTATTTTTTGATCGTTCCTAGTCCCGGATTCGCTTTCTTCCAGCACTTCTCGTCCGTCCATTCTTCGCGGCTATCTAACTCATAGATGATCGGGAGAACACGCTCGTCTTTATAACCATCTGGGTCATCATATCCGTTGATGATACGTTCAGCCTCGTCGTACTTGATATCAAAAATTCCTTCACGAACTGTTCCAGCTGTCGTCGTGATGACGGTAAGTGGTTGCTCCCTCGCGCTCATGCCGTCCACGATAACGTCATACAGGTTTTTATCCTCAATTGCGTGCAGCTCGTCAATCAATGCGCAATGCACGTTTAGACCATCGAGCGTGTTGCTGTCGCTCGACAATGGTTTGAATGAACCATCGTTGAATTCACTAATCAATTCTGCAACAAGCGTCTTCACTCTTTTTCGTAGCGTCGGTGATTTTTTGACCATCCGTTTTGCTTCTAACCATATGATCTTCGCTTGGTCTTTTTTGGTCGCTGCCGATACCACTTCAGGCCCTGGTTCTCCATCAGCAACGAGCATATACAATG